GGCGGGAGAAGCGGCCGCGTCCACCATCACCTGATCGTGAACGCAGGATTAGACCGCGACGCGATGGAAGCGCTATGGGGGCGCGGCTACGCCAACAGCAAGCGCCTGCAATTCGGCGACGAGGGCGTGAGCGGCCTGACGCATTACATCACCAAGGGCGACGCGAGCTACAAGCGGTGGAGCGGCAGCAGAAATCTCGATCAGCCGGAAGCGCAGCCGCCGCGCGACGATCTGACAATGGAGGACGTGCGCACGCTTTTCGAGGCGGCGGAAATCCATCTGGCAAACGAATGGTTTGAATCACGCTTCCCCGGCTATGAGCTTGTGAGCTGCGAGCCGCGCCGCAACGAGACGAACAGGGGGTATTATATCCATTTCGAGATGCGGCGAAAAAAAACTACTTGACATGTTACATGGAACAGTATATAATTACATGTAACAGGAGGTGAGACGATGGCGCAGGAAAGCCGCGCCGAGTACATGAAAGATCGCCGTGCCAACTTCAAAGCATTCCACGTTGAGGTCGAGAAAGAGCGAATGAAGCGCTTGGAAGATCGACTCGATCAGCAAGGAAAAACGAAGAAGCAATGGCTCGACGAAAAGATCGATGAAGAACTCGGAAAATAGCAGAACACCCGCCCGGCCGGTCAAAGCATAGGCGAGTGTTCAACACCGCAGAGGAAATCTCCAACGGTAAATTCATTCTACCACAGGGGGTTCCTCCGCACAAGAGAAAATTTTGAGGAGGAAACTATGAACAGCAATTGTGTTCCCGTTTACCGGGACAGCATCGAATCAGAGGCCATGATGTGCCGGTGCATCCAGAGCACGCTGACGCTCATCCGCGCGGCGGTGGAAAGCCAAACATCGGATTACAGCAGAGAGGTCGGCGAGGCCTGCTATCTGCTCGAGAGCGCAATGGATCAGCGAATCTATGAGCTGAGCCGCATGGCGGAAGGCAAGCTGACCGGCGACCCAAAGGTCGGAGGTGCGGCATGAACATGACACCGATGCCACAGGAGAGCGCGGCGGAGATCGCGCGCATGAACCGGTACATCCAGAAGACCAAAGGCGCGGAAAAGACCGTGTACGACATGACGCTCAAGGAAATGGGGTCGCTGCGGGACATGACGAAGCGCGGCAAGGGCTGGGACGCGGTGGAGCTGGCCTTCCTGTACGGGCGGGCCAAGGGCTACCGCGCGGCCAAAGCGGAGGTGAGCGCATGAGATTCATACTGAACGCAAAAGGTCTGCGAGATATAATTAACTGCAATGGTCGACGAGCCGGATTATATCGAGATCGAGTTGCACGAAAGCGAAAAGAGGGACAAAAGCCGCATTGAGCTTCATTTGTGGCGACAAGAAAGAACAGACACAGGATATCCAAAGTCGGGACGGTACGAGCACAACGCGCGCATAGTGTACGTCGATAAGCACTTAGGCGAGAAACTAAAACTGCCATCAATTTACCGGGAGGAAAGAGCATGAAGTTTGTTTTCAGCGTAGAAGAACTTTACGAAGCAATCGCAGACTTGTATGACGATGGGAGAACTTCTGTTGAAGTCAGCTTAAACGAAAAGGGGAAGCTCGGAAAACCGTGCATTGAGCTTCATTCGTGGAAGCTCGGAAGAACAGAGTACGAAGAAACGGAGGTCTGCGTAGACCAATACGCAAGCAAATAACGCGAAAGCACCGGAGGGAGTCTTCCTTCCGGTGCTTTTTTTTTGAAACGCAACACGACAACGCGCGCGGGGGAGCCCGGGCGCGCTGTGCGCGTGCACGATCGGAAAGCATTTGCCGTGCTTCGCGCGCGTGCGCGCGAGGAAACGCCGATAGCCTTAGAGCCGCAAGGGATTGCGGCTCTTTTTTCATGCCCGAAAGTTGACGGTTCGTGACCTGTTGCATTTGCTACACTTTTTGAAAACAAGGCAAGCGCGCCGAGGGGAGGGGTGCGGATGGCGCGGCAGAAGAAATACACGGCGGCAACGCTGGGCAAGGCCTGCGAGCGCTATTTCGCAGCGATCACGCGGCGCGTGAAGGTCACGGAAATGGTGGACAGCGGCAAGCGCGACGACAAGGGCCATGTGATCCTCATCCCTGTGCCGGTGAAAAACACGCTGGGCGAAGAGGTCGAGGTGACGGAGTACATCATCCCGCCGAGCATGCACGAGCTGTGTGCCTTTCTTCACATCGACCGGGCGACGTGGAGCCGGTACATGGGCGAGAGCGAGGAATTCGCGGCCGTCGGCGAGCGGGTGCGCGAGCGCATGAAGGCCTGGAACGAGCACGAGATGCTGACGCGGCCGGGCAAGGACCTGAAAGGAATCCTCTTCAACCTGACGAACAACTACGGCTACAGCGAGAAGAAAGAGGTCGAGCTGGGCGAGCGGGCGACAAAGACCGTGACGGCGGCGAGCATCCCGCTCGAGGAGCGGCAAGCGATGCTGCGCGAGCTGATGCAGGAGTTTGAGCACGATGGCGGCGACGAAGACGCGGACCTATGAGCGAGAGCTTGAGGTGGCGCTGTGGTGGCGTGACTTCCGCGCGACGAACAACGCGCACTTCCTGCCGCTGCTGTTCGACCGGCACCGCTACCTCGTGCTCAAGGGCGGCGGCGGCAGCGGCAAGTCGATCTTCGCGGGGCGCAAGGTGCTCGAGCGCGTGACAAGCGAGCCGGGGCACCGCTGGCTCGTATGCCGCAAGGTGGCGCGGACGCTGCGCGAGAGCTGCTTTGAGCAGCTGCGCGGGCAGATATCCGACTTCTACCCCGAGAGCGGCGCGAAGGTCAACAAGAGCGACATGAGCATTTCGTTTGCGAACGGCAGCAAGATCCTGTTCGCGGGCCTCGACGACGTGGAAAAGCTCAAGTCGATCTACGACATCACGGGCATCTGGATCGAGGAAGCGAGCGAGCTGGAGCAGGGGGACTTCGACCAGCTGGACATCCGACTGCGCACAGACTTCCCCTATTACCTGCAAATGATCCTGACGTTCAACCCGATCAGCATCACGCACTGGCTCAAGAAGCGATTCTTCGACCACCACGACCCGCGCGCGACGGTGCACGAGAGCACGTATCTCGACAACCGCTTTCTGACGGCGGAGGCCATCACGACGCTCGAGGCCTTCAAAGAGACGGACGAGTACTACTACCAGGTCTATTGCCTCGGACAGTGGGGCGTGACGGGCAAGACGGTGTTCGACGCGAAAAAGGTGAGCGAGCGGCTGCTCGTCGTCGAGCGGGCGAAGAAGCCGAGGCGCGGCTACTTCGAAAACGTCGTCAAGGAAGACGGTGTACACCTCGAGCGCTGGGCGTGGGTGGACGATCCGGACGGCTCGGTGACGATCTACGAGGATGTCGTCCCCGGCCGGCCGTATGTCATCGGCGGCGACACGGCGGGCGACGGCAGCGACTACTTCGTGGGGCAGGTGCTCGACAACATCACGGGAAAGCAGGTCTGCACGCTGCGCCACCAGTACGACGAGGACACGTATGCGAGGCAGATGTACTGCCTCGGCAAGTACTACAACGACGCGCTGCTCGCCATCGAGACGAATTTCTCGACGTACCCGACGAAGCTGCTCGACCTGATGGGCTACCGCAACCTGTATGTGCGTGAGGTGGAGGACGACTTCACAGGCAAGATCAAGCACGCCTTCGGCTTCCAGACGAACCGGCTGACGCGGCCGGTGATCCTGTCTGAGCTCATCCGTATTCTGCGCGAGAGCATGAGCACGGTGAACGACCGCGACACGCTGCTCGAGATGCTGACATTCGTGCGGCGGGAGAAAGACTTGCAGGGCGAGGCCGAGCCGGGCGCGCACGACGACTGCGTGATGGCGCTGGCGATCGCGCACTATGCGCGGCCCCAGCAGACGATGGAAATTAAGACCGCCGGCAGCGCGAAGAAAACGCGCTGGACGGCGGACATGTGGGAGGACTACAACAGCGCGAGCGAGACCGAGCGGGCAGAAATGCTGGCGCTCTGGGGCGAGCCGCGATGAGAGGGAGAAAAGACATGGAAGAAAAAGAAAAGGAAAGAGCGATCAGCGAGGAGCTGCGCGAGTGGCAGGCGAGGCTCAATGAGAGCGACACCAAGTGGTCGAAAGAAGTCGAAAAAATGAACGAGCGCGAGGCGGTCTACAACGGGGACCGCACGATGCAGCCGCTCGTCCCCGGCGACACGCACCGCGACGGCACGCTGAAAAAGACAAGCCACGTGCGCAACATCACGTTCGAGAACATCGAAAGCCAGGTATCGAGCAGCATTCCGCAGCCGAAGGTGACACCGCGGCGCAAGAAGGACGAGCACCTGGCCGACGTGATCGAGCACTTTCTGCGCAACGAGCTCGACCGGCTCCCGTTTGAGGCGCTGAACGATCTGGCCGAGCGGACGGTGCCCATTCAGGGCGGCGTGGGCTTTTTGGTCGAGTGGGACAACACGAAGCGCACGAGCACGACCGTCGGCGAGGTGAACGTGACGCTCATCCACCCGCAGCAGTTCGCACCGCAGCCGAACGTCTACACGGGCATTGCCGATATGGATTATTTCATCGTCAAGGTGCCGACGACGAAGGGCTACGTCGAGCGCCGCTACGGCGTGCTGCTTGAAAACGAGGGCGAGAGCGAGCCGGATGTCCGTGGCGGCGACGGCTCCACGAGCAACCGGAACCTGACGCTTTACATCGGCTACAAGCTCAACGAGCGCGGCGGCATCGACCGCTACACGTGGGTGAACGACACGGAGCTCGAAAACCTCAAGGACTATCAGGCACGCAGGCAGCCGGTGTGCAAGAGCTGCGGCAAGGTAAAGCCGCTGCCGGGGCAGGAGGTAAACGGCGCGGCCTACTCAGGCGGTGCGTGCCCGTGGTGCGGCGGCAAGGACTGGGAGAGCAAGACGCAGGACTTCGAAGAGCTCTACGCGCCGGTACAGCGCAGCGACGGCACGTTTGTCGGCGGGATGCAGGAAACGCTCGACGAAAACGGCCTGCCGGTACAGGCGCCGGTGCGCATCCCGTATTACCGGCCGAACCGCTACCCGATCATCTTGCAGCGCAGCGTGAGCGTCTTCGGCCAGCTGCTCGGAAACAGCGACGTTGACATGATCCGCGACCAGCAGAACACGAGCAACCGCATCGAGCAGAAGATCATCGACCGACTGATGAAGGCCGGCACGCGCATCACGCTCCCCGACCGGGTGGACCTGCGCACCGATCCCGAGGACGGCGAGCGCTGGTACATCGGGAAGCCGAGCGACAAAAGCCTCATCGACGTCTACGATTTTTCGGGCAATTTGCAGTACGAGCTCACGTATCTGGCGCAGGTGTACGAAGAGGCGCGGCAGATCATCGGCATCACGGACAGCTTTCAGGGAAGGCAGGACACGACCGCAACGAGCGGCAAGGCCAAAGAGTTTTCCGCTGCGCAGGCGGCGGGACGCCTCGAGAGCAAGCGCGTGATGAAGAACGCGGCCTACGCTGAGCTCTTCGAAACGATTTTCAAATTCTGGCTGGCGTACTCGGACGAGCCGCGGCCGGTGACGTATAAGGACAGCACGGGCGAGACGATGTACGAGGAGTTCAACCGCTATGACTTCCTCGAAGAGGGTGAAGACGGCGAGCTGCACTGGAACGATCAGTTTCTTTTCTCGTGCGACACGAGCGCGCCGCTGGCGAGCAACCGCGAGGCGATGTGGCAGGAGACGCGGCAGAACCTTGAGGGCAGGGCCTTCGGCGACCCGACAGACCTTGAAACGCTCATTCTGTTCTGGGCAAAGATGGAGGAGCTGCACTATCCCGGCGCGGCGCAGACGAAAAAGCACCTGGAAGAAAAGGCGCAGCGGCAAGAAGAAATGGCCGCGCAGGCGGCGGCGCAGCAGGCGGCCATGCAGGGCGATATGCCGGGCGGCGGCGCAGCGGTACCGGATGAGCTGGCCGCGGCGATCGACGCGCAGGCACAGCAGGACGCCATGAACGCCGCGAGCGGGCAGGCGGAAGGGCTTTACACGCCGCAGTAAGAAAGGCTAAAGGCGCGAAAGATGACGCGCAGAGCATATGCCCCCGTAAAGGGGACGCCGCATCCGTAAGGCAGCAGAGCCACCAACGGCTGCGCAGCGCAGGGCAACAGCGGGAAAATGCCGAATCCAAAGGAAAGGAGGACACGGGCATGAGCGATAAGAGCGGTTACGTCGGCAGAATCAAGAACGGCGGCACGCAGGTCGTGAAAGCGCCGAACCAGCAGACCGACGCGAAGAAGGGCGTTATTCATACCGGCTCCGATTTGAGAACCGGCAAGAAGTAAGACAAGCGGAAGCGCTTTACACGATTGTCCCCCGCAAGGGGACGCCGCACGCGCAAGGCGGCGGCTATTCGCAGGGCAACGCGGAAAAATGCCAGAGAGGAAGAGAACATGGGATTCACGGAAAAAGATGTCTTTGAAGCGATGGGCCTGACGGTGCCGCCTGACGAGGCAGGCACGCAGCAGGAGCCCACAGGCGCAAACGAGCCGGGCGCCGCTGCCCCGGCCGCAGAAGAGACCAACGGCGCGCCGGAGGGCGGCGATACCGGCACGACGGACGGCGAGGGCGCAGAGGGCACCGCAACCGCTCCCGAGGGCCAGGACGGCGCGGAAGGCGCAGAAGACAACAACGATGCGGAGGGCGCGAAGAAGGAGCAGACCCCCGACGAGCGCAGAGCGCACGCGGCTGCTCGGCGCAGAGCCGAGCAGCAGGCCGCGGTGGACGCGGCGCTCAAGGCGCAGAGCGAAAAGATGGCCGCGGAGTGGAAGGCCTTTTTCGAAAGTGCGGGGCTCAAGAACACGATCACGGGCGAGCCCATCGCGACGAAGGAGCAGTTTGACGAATGGTCGAAGTCCTTCAAGCAGCAGAAGCTCGAAAGCGACCTCAAGGCCGGGAAGCTGACGCAGGAATCTCTCAATGAGGCGATCAGCGAGAATCCCGTCGTCAAGCGGGCAGCGGAGATCGTGGCGGCGCATGAGCGCGAGCAGGCCGCGGTGGAGCAGGAGAAAATGCAGCGCGCCATCGACGAGCAGATCAAGAAGATCCACGCGCTCGAGCCCGAGGTGAACGGCGTGGAGGATCTTTTGAAGCTCCCCGAGAGCGAGGAATTCTACGCGCGCGTGAAGAGCGGCATGTCGTTTTACGACGCCTACCTCATCTCGACGCACGAGCGGCGCGAGAAGGCGCTGGCCGAGGCGGCGAGAGCGCAGGCTTTGACGGGTCAGAGGGGCAAGGACCACCTGACCGGCGCGGCGGCATCCCGCGGCGCGGGCGGCAAGGTCGTGACGAGCGAGGAGCTGGCGAGCTTCCGCATCTTCAATCCCACGGCGACGGACGAGGAGATCCGCACGTGGATCGAGAAGAACAGAAATTAACGAGACAAGGAGGAACGCAATGTTTATTCCCATCAAATCGACGGACGGGGCAATGACCCCGTTTGAGTACATCGAAGCGGCGGCGGGCACGTATCAGGTCGGCCAGCTGCTGAACGTATCGGACGGCAAGCTGGCGGCGATCTCTGCCGACCAGGCGACCACGCCGCCCTATGTGTGCATGCAGAGCGGCACGGTGGCCGCGGGCGAGCTGCTCGCGGTGACGCGCGTGCAGGGCAAGTACACCTTTGAAACCGAGCTCGCGGCAGCCGCAGCGGCCGTGAAGGTCGGCACCAAGATCCAGGTGGCGAGCGGCGGTCTCAAGGCAAAGTACGTCACGGGCGCATCGGACGCGGCGGCGCCCGGCACGTTCGAGGTCGTGAGCCTTGAGGGCACGGCAGCGGGCAGCATGATCCGCGGCCGCTTTGTCTAAGGAAAACGGAAGAGAGGAGAGAAAGTAAGCAATGAAAATCATTTTTTCGGAATCGAGCAACCTGAACAACAGCGTTTACGGCAACTGCCAGGCGCCGATCAAGATGTTCCTTGAAAAGCGCGGCGAGGAATTTGAGCAGAACAGCGTGCTCAAGAACCTGTTTCTGACGGGTTCTTCTAAGAACTACGGCGACGTGATGACCACGCTGACGGCCATGAGCGGCTTTGAGCCCGTGGGCGAGAACGGCGCTTATCCGCTGGACGGCATGCAGGAGGGCTACCAGAAGTTCCTCAAGTACCAGACGTGGAAGGATTCTTTCAGTGTGTCCAAGGAGATGATCGAGGACGGCAAGCTGCTCGACATGCGCAAGCAGCCTGCGGCCTTTATGACCTCTTACAAGCGCACGCGCGAGCTCTTCGGCGCGGCGCTGTACGGCGCGGCCATGATGGGCAACAGCAGCGTGACCTTCAAGGGCGTCAAGTTCGACCTGACGGGTGCGGACGGCAGCAACCTGTTCGCCAAGGAGCACGTGCCCAAGGTGAGCGGCGATAAACAGTGTAACTGCTTCAAGGATGCGTTCAGCGTGGACACGCTGGGCAAGCTCGAGACCAAGATGCACCTGTTCCGCGGCGACAACGACGAAATCCTTGACGTGGCCCCTGACACGATCCTGATCCCCGAGAACGCCGACCTCAAAAAGGCGGTATTCGCGGCCATCGGCGCGGACAAGGACCCCGTGAGCGCGAACAACGCCTTCAACTATCAGTACGGCCGCTGGAACGTCATCGTGTGGCCGTACCTGAACCACTACATCACAAACGGCGTTTCCCCGTGGGTGCTGCTGGACAGCAAGTACAACGAGACCTACGGCGGCGCGGTGTGGAATGATCGCGTTCAGCTCGAGGTGCGCTCCACCATCGACGAGAACACCGACGCGAACGTCTGGCGCGGCCGCAGCCGCTTCAACGCATGCTTCAACGACTGGCGCTTTGCCGCCATCGGCGGTATCGCGGCGGGCAACTCGCTCTAAGGCAATAACCCCAAGGCGGGCGTGGGACAAGACCCGCGCCCGCCTTTATCCATCATTGAGAGAGGAGAGAAGAACATGACGCCGAGAAAAGCGATGCAGCACGCCGACACGGCGAAGCCGAACGCCTTTCCCGAAGAGGAAAAATTCGAATGGCTCAAGGCGCTTGAGGGCAGGATCGCGGCGGACGTGCTGCTGGCGACGCCGGAAGAGCTCAAGCAGATCATGGCGACCGGCTATCCGGACGGCATGGACGAAGAGCTGCTGGTGAAGGCCCCGCACGATGAGTTGTACGTGCTGTACCTCAAGGCGAAGATCGATGCGGAGAACGGCGAGTACAGCCGCTATGCCGATTCGAGCCAGCTCTATAACGAGGCCTACGGCAACTTTGTCCGCTATTGGGGCAGGACGCATGAACCGGCGCAGGGCTACGAGAGGGGGTACGAGATCGTATGAGAGAGATCGAAGTGCGCGAGCTGCCGTATCTGCCGCTGGGCCATCAGGGCGAGAACAAGGCGCAGAGGATCGTCTGGCGCGGCCTTGCGGACAGCTGGGCGCGGCTGTACGGCGAGGGCGTCTTCGCGCTGACGGTGCTGCGTGAGGGTGACAGCGCGCCATATCCCGCGAGCCTCAAGAGTGAGAACGGTGACGTGATCTGGACGCTGAGCAACGCCGACACCGCAAAGGCAGGCGAGGGCATGGCCGAGCTCACCTACACCGTGGGCGGCATGATCGCCAAGAGCCGGACGTGGCGCACGGTGGTTGAGCCGTCGCTGAGCGCAAACGGAACGACCAAGCCGCCTCCGGCCTACCAAAGCTGGGTCGACGAGGTTTTGCAGGCGGCGGCGGATGCGGAGACGGCGGTATCCAAGATGCCATACGTCGACGAGACCACGGGAAACTGGTTCAAGTGGGACGCGCAAGCGGGCGCTTTTGCCGACACGGGCGTTGCCGCGACCGGTCCGCAGGGTGAAGTCGGCCCCAAGGGAGATACCGGCGCGCAGGGGCCCAAGGGCGAGACTGGGGCAACCGGCCCCAAGGGCGACACGGGCGCAACCGGCGCACAGGGCCCAAAAGGCGAGACCGGCGCAACCGGTGCGACGGGTCCGCAGGGCCCAAAAGGTGAAACCGGCGCGCGCGGCCCGCAGGGGGAGCAGGGCATTCAAGGCGAGACCGGCCCCGCTGGCCCGCAGGGTGCAAAGGGAGACAAGGGCGATGCCTTTACCTATTCCGACTTCACAGCGGCACAGCTCGCCGCGCTGAAAGGCGACAAGGGCGATACCGGCCCCCAAGGAGAGAAAGGCGGCACCGGCGCGACCGGACCGACCGGCCCCGAAGGCCCGCGCGGCCCGCAGGGCGAACAGGGCCCGCGGGGACAGACCGGCCCGCGAGGCGAACAGGGCCCCGCAGGCCCCAAGGGGGAGACCGGCAGCGGCTTCAAGGTGCTGGGCTACTACGGCACAAAGGCTGCGCTCGACGCCGCGCAGAAAGCGACCGCAGCGGCGGGCGATGCCTACGGCGTGGGCACGGCAGAGCCCTACGACATCTACATTTTCGACGGTATTACCGGCGAGTTCGTCAACAACGGCCCGCTACAGGGCGCGAAAGGTGACACGGGGCCCGAGGGGCCGCAGGGCCCGAAAGGCGATCCCGGCGAAACTGGCCCTCAAGGCCCTGCCGGGGCGGATGGAGCCCCGGGCAAGGATGGCGCAAAGGGCGCGGACGGCCTGCCTGGGAAAGACGGCGCAGACGGTGCGCCGGGTAAGGACGGGACAAACGGACGCGACGGCGTGACGTTCACGCCGAGCATGAGCGACGACGGCGACCTGTCGTGGACGAACGACGGCGGCAAGGCGAATCCGCAGACCGTGAACCTCAAGGGCCCGAAGGGCGACACGGGCGCACGGGGGCCTGCCGGCACTGACGGCGCGAAGGGAGATACCGGACCAGAGGGGCCAAGGGGTCCGCAGGGTGAACAGGGCCCGCAGGGCAAGACTGGTCCGCAAGGTGAAACCGGCCCGCAAGGCGAGACCGGCCCGCGAGGCCCTGCCGGGGCGGATGGTGCGAAGGGCGCGGACGGCGCAAAAGGCGCGACCTTTACGCCCACTGTGTCCGCGGCGGGAGACCTGAGCTGGACGAACGACGGCGGGCTTGCGAATCCCGCGACGGTCAACATCAAAGGCCCCAAGGGAGACCAGGGCGAAAAGGGCAAGCAGGGCGAGAAAGGCGAGACCGGTGCGACCGGCCCGCAGGGCCCCGCAGGCCCCGTCAATGTCCCCTCCACCACCTCCCTCATCAAGGGCGACGGCTCGGGCGGGCTGGTGGCGGCGACGCGCGGCAGCGACTACATCGCAAGCGGCAACATCGTCAAGCAGACGCTGGTGAGCACGGAGACCACACCCACCGAGAACTACGCTATCAACTGGTACTTCAAATAAGGAGGCGCTGAGATGGCAAATGCAAAACTTGGCGCCAAGGCCGTCGGCAGTATTGTCAAGCTGAAAGTAGGCGGTACGGCAAAAGAGTTTATCGTCGTCCATCAGGGCAAGCCGTCCAGCATGTATGATAGCTCTTGTGACGGCACTTGGCTGCTGATGAAGGACATCCTCGAGGCCACACGATGGCACAGCTCGGATGATAACAATCTGGAGAACAGCACCATCCACAGCTTACTGAACAGCACGTTCTTGAACGCGTTTGAGAGCAACATCAGGGACGCAATCAAGCAGGTGAAGATCCCGTACCGTAAGAACGGCGGCTCCGGTGGCTCGGATCAAAGCGGTGCAAATGGCCTGCTCTGCAAGATTTTCCTGCTGTCCGGCTACGAGATTGGCTTCACGACCAGCGATAACTCCTACTTCCCGGTAGACGGTGCGAAGCTGTCCTACTTCGAGGCCGGAACCGGCACGTCCGCCAACAACAAGCGTATTGCGAAACTGAACGGCTCGGCCGACTACTGGTATCTCCGCTCCCCGATCACCCACAACACCAGCTTGGTGTGGCTCGTCAACTACAACGGCGTCTGCGAGGCCAGCAAAGCATCCAGCTCGTCCGGCATCCGCCCCGCTTTGATTCTCCCGCAGGACATGGAAGTCGACAGCTCTGGCAATGTCACTCCGCCACCGCCCGCTACGCACAAAACGCTCGTCAACGGCACGGTCTACACCGTGCAGGGCGGGAAATGTATGGTGGGCGGCACAGTGTACAACATCCTCAAGGGCAGGACGCTCATCGGCGGGACGGGGTATGACATCACATTTGAGGAGACAATCGGAAAGACGTGGGTTATCAACGAAAAGCCCGATATCCCATATTCGCAGGTAAGCTGGAACGCAGACTTTATTTGCGAGGCAATATCCAGCACGCAAGAATGCTACGTCATTACTATGGGGTACTATCCGAGCGCGGGCCTTTATGCCATCGGGTACAGTCAGAGGGCCATCGGGTCAACCGATGTGTATTATTCCACAAAAGGCTGGGTGAATAACGCTTACCGCACCATCACATTCAGTGAGCCGCCTACGGGAGACCTCTTAACATGGCTGCAAGCGAACGCTGTGCAGCAATAGAAAGGAGCACATATGAGCATCTACGTAAAAGTCAACAACACGGAATATCCCGCAGCGGTCAGCGGTGCGAACAACGACCGCACGTGGGACGGACGCGACACCAAAACCATCTACCTCACCATGTCCCACGACGCCGTGGCGGCACTGCTGCCCGACAACACACCGTGGAGCATTGTGCAGCGCGACACCGTCCCCAAGTACGACGAGCAGGGCCAGCCCACGGGCGAGACCAAAGAGGTCGTCAACGAGTGCGACAACAGTGAGTACAGCCTGAGCGGGGCCATCACTGACCACCGCGATGGCACGGTGTCTATCAAGATGGGCAAGCCCACGGAGGCGGAGACCGCCGTCGGCGCGGTGGTCGCCCTCACGGGCGAGGTCGTGACCATGGCGCGCGCCGCAGAACTGCGCCCGGTCATCGAGCAGGCCAGCGCGTCGCTCTCTGACGGCGAGGCGGCGAAGTCGCCCGAGCTGTTCCCGCGCTGGGCGGATCACATCGGCGAGACCGTCAAGCCCGGCGACCGCCGCAGCGATATGGACGAAAGCGGCGTGCTGCACGTCTACCGCGTCAACAAAGGTCAGGGCCACACCACGCAAGAGAACTGGCCGCCGCACTCCACCCCTGCCATGTGGACGATCATCAACGTCGACCACGCGGGCACGCAGGATGACCCAATCCCCGCAAGCCGCGGCATGGAGTACACCTATGGTCTTTATTACAAAGACCCCGAGGACACTAAGCTGTACCTCTGCGAGCGTATTGGTGAGCAGTCCGGTAATAAAATCACTCTCCAGTATCTGCCGCACGAGCTGGTTGGACAGTATTTTAAGGAGGCAACGTTATGACGGCGGCGTTGATTTCCGCCGCAGCGGCGGTGGTGGTGGCACTTATCGAGGCCATCGCCGCCCGCGACCGTCGGCGCGACAAGAGGGAGCGCGAGAAAGCCGCCGAGCAACAGAAGATGCAGGAGCAGCTGATGCTCAAGCTCATCGAGGGCAGCTGGGCGGCTATCGCCCTGGGTGAGGCGACGGCGAAGGCGATGCAGCGTATTCCGGACGCGCACTGCAACGGGGACATGCACGCCGCACTGGACTACGCCGCCGAAGTGAAGCACAAGCAAAAAGAATTTTTGGCCGAGTGCGGGATCCACTCGATCCTCGACAGCGGGGCGGCAGCATGAAAGCGCTGAAAGCCCGCTGGGACAAGATGAAAAAGCGGGACAAGTACATATCCATCGCCATTTTCAGCCTGACGTGGTACACCGTGGCATCGCTTATCATGACGGCGCTCGGCGTGCCGCCGCCCGACGTGCTGACGGAACGATGGTTCAAAGCGTGGACAACAGAGCTTGTCGTTGTTGCAGGCATCAAGATTTTCAGAAAGGACGATACGGCTTTATGAATGAATTACTGAACAAAAGAATTGCGAACCTTCTCAGCGTGAAGAGCCTTGTGACGATCGCGCTGACGGCGACCTTCTGCATCCTGACGGTGCGCGGCGCGGTCACGCAGGAATTTAACACCGTGTACCTCATGGTGATCGCGTTCTACTTCGGCACACAGAACGCCGCGGGCAGCGCGAAGGGAGAGTGAGCGGTGTGAATATCCGCAAATACCCGGCGAACGCGGGGAACATCGGCGGCACGCGCCCGGCGAGCGGCATCCGCTACATCGTCATTCATTACACGGGCAACGACGGCGACACGGCGCTGAACAACGCCAAATACTACGCATCGAACGTGGTGAAGACGAGCGCGCACTACTTCGTTGACTCGAAGGAGGTCATCCAGAGCGTGGACGATCTACGCATCGCGTGGGCGGTCGGCGGGGAGAAGTACCCGAGCTGCGCGCAGACCGGCGGTGGGACGATGTACGGAAAGTGCAAGAACGCCAACAGCATCAGCATTGAGCTGTGTGACGCGAGGAAGGACGGCGCATACGCGCCGGACGCGCGCACCGTGGAGCGGGCGCTTGCGCTGACGCGCGAGCTGATGAAGAAGTACAACATTCCCGCGAGCAACGTCATCCGCCATTTCGACGTGACGGGCAAGCTCTGCCCGGCGTACTGGTCCGGCAGGGAGAACGCGGGCAAGTGGGAAAAGGAATTCCACGGAAAGCTGACGGCGCCCGATTACCGCACGCAGCTTCAGAAGCGCGCGGGGTTGACGGACGGCACGATGGATTACCTCTCGGCGTATCAGTACGGCGATGACCTCGTCCGGAAGCTCGCGACGATGAAGTAAAGCACGGGGCGGGAGGGCGTGCAGCTCTCCCGCCCGAAGAGAAAGGAGGGGAGGAAGTATGCCTTCCAACTGGCTATACATCGACACGAATTTTCCGTCGTTCACGCAGAAGGAGAGCGTGAATGACAAGGTCGAGACGATGCAGGACTACCTCTTCATGCTCGTCGAGCAGCTGCGCTACACACTGCACAACTTAGACCTTTCCAACATGAATAAGACGGCGGCGGACGAGTTCGTCAAGCAGATCACCGATCCCATCTACGGCGAGATCAAGGACGCGGAGGGGAACATCACGCAGGTCGCGCTCGTGGCCGAGGGGCTGGCGGCGCGCATCGGCGACGCCGAGGGGAACATCACGCAGCTGCAAGCGACGGCAAAGGGGTTGCAGGCGAGTATTTCGAGCCTTGACGGCAGCGTGACGAACCTGACGGCGGATGTGAACGGCATCCGCGCGACGGTGAGAGGCAAGATCGACGGCAGCGATGCGCAGACGCTTATCGACCAGAACTTGCACAAAATCACGCTGGCGGCGACGAGCGGTTCGAGCGGCACGACTTTCACGCTGAGCAAGGACGGCGCGCAGATCGCGAGCACAGGAACGGTCGATCTGCACGTCAAGGCAGTCAACATCGACGGCACGCTGACAGCGGGCGCGCTGCGCGGCGGGAGCGTGAGCCTGCTGGCCGGAGATACCCCTGTCGGCAGCATGGATCTTGCCTACACGGGCACGGGGCAGGTCGGCGTCGGTCTGACGGCGACCTATGGTGGCATGAAGATGCACGCAGCGGGAAATATCTTTCTTGAATCTGAGCTGGGGCCGTTTGCATTGATCGGAAAAGACGATGCCAGCGACTACCCTGTCGTCTCGCTCGGCGGCGGCTATCTGGTGCTGAGCGGCAACTACACGTTCGGCGCTTCGCCGCCGAGCCACGCGCCGTATGGCACGGTGTTTTTCATCGAGGAGTAAGGCATGGCGAGCTTTTATTGTACGCTGTCGCCGGTCGACGGAGACGGGACGCAGCTCAACGTGTACGCCAAGTTTACGGGCGGCGCAGATGATTATACCTTTAAGAGGCTCATCGACGTGCGCATCACAGGCGTCGGAACATTTGAGTTCAATTCCACGGCAGTCGGCGGCGGGGAGAGCACATTCGTCGGCACGATCACGGGGCTATCGCCGGGGACGACATACGAGTGGGTGTGTAACCTCTATTATTGGGGCGGCGACTGGATCGTATCGGATTACTCCGACGAGGGTACCGCCACAACGTACAGCGGCGGCGGTGGCGGCGGCGGAAGCGGCGCGAAGGCGGTCATCAATGTCGGGACGTATGTCCATCCGAACTGGAAGAGATACCGCGCGATCGTCAACATTGGGACGTATTACAACACAAATTGGCTATCGGTTCGACCGGTCAACAATTATGGGAGCTATTCGCAACCCAATTGGAGGTAAAGAGCATGAATGAAAAGATTAAGCAGGAAGCGGCGCACGCGATGCACCTGATCGGCGTTTTGAACGTCAACGGCGATGCCGTCGATGTGGTGGCAGCGGTGCGCCAGTCGCTTCGCAATATTGTGACGATCTGCGATGCGGCAGAAGAGCCGACGCAGGGCAACGCGCAGGACAAGCAGGCGGCGGAGCCGGAAAAGGCCGGTGAGGCCAAATGAAGCTGCCGGAGGTCCCGTATGCCGACGGCATCGGCAAGCGCGGGCAGCTGCAATTCTACGGCCTTGACCACAACCTGGGTGCAGGGGACGGCGGGCTGTGGGACATGCAAAACCTGACGAGTGACTATTATCCTGTGCTTTCGACGCGCGCAAAGCGCAAAATTTACAAGAATCTTGTCAGTCCGGGCGGACTTTTCGCGTGGGATGCGCTGGCGTGGGTGGAGGGCACGGCCTTCTACTATGGCGGCGTGAAAAAAGGCGACGTGACGGCGGGCGAGAAGCGCTTCGCCGCCATCGGGGCCTATATCATCATCCTGCCGGACAAGAAGTACTACAACACGGTATCGGGCGAGTTCGGCAGCCTTGAGAGCACGTGGAGCGGCGCCAGCTTAACGTTCACGAACGGCAAGCTCTATGAAGAGGCCGCGGAGGCAAACACCATTCAGTGCAGCGGCGTCGCATGGAGCAACTACTTCAAGGCAGGCGACGCGGTGACGATTGCGGGCTGCACGAAGCACGCGGAGAACAACAAAACGCCGGTGATCCGCGAGATCGACGGCGACAAGATGTATTTCTATGAAAACGTCTTCAAGCTGGACGGTGAAAACGGCACGACAGAGTACACGGAGACGGGAAACTTGACGGTTCGGCGCACGGTGCCGGACTTAGAATACCTGTGTGAGAACGAAAACCGGCTGTGGGGCTGCGACGGCCGCACGATCTACGCGAGCAAGCTCGGCGATCCCTTCAACTGGAACGTGTTTGAGGGGCTTGAGACCGACAGCTACGCCGTGGACACGGGCAGCGCGGGAGACTTCACGGGGTGCGTGAGTTTCCTCGGCTATCCGGTGTTCTTCAAGGAGGACCACATCTACAAGGTGTACGGCAGCATTCCGTCCAACTTTGAGGTGATGGGCTCGGCCACGCTGGGCGTTGCCAAGGGCTGCGGCGGGAGCCTCGCCATCGCGGGCGAGCGGCTGCTGTACCTCTCCACCTCGGGCGTGATGATCTACTCCGGTGGCATCCCGCAAAGCCTGCACGACGCCTTCGGCATGACGAGGCTGCGCGGCGGGCGCGCGGGGAGCGACGGCCTCAAGTATTATCTGAGCGCGCAGGACGAGAGCGGGGAGTGGAAGCTCTACGTCTACGACACGCGCAAGGGCATGTGGCACATCGAGGACAAGACGCACGCGACGCACTTCTGCCGTTATCAGGGGAACACCTATTTTCTGACGGCGGAGGGCGAGATCGCGCTGACGGGCAACATCCTCGACGCGCCGGAGGGCTGCACGGACGAGGAAGACTTCACGTGGTTCGCCGAGACGGGCGACTTCACGGAAAAGGGCTCGAGCCAAAGTACGAGCTACGACGGCGTGAAGAAGAGCATCGCCAAGCTGTGGGTGCGCATCGAGGTCGCGGCGGGGGCCGAAGCAAAGGTGCTGATGCAGTTTGATTCCGACGGGAAGTGGGTGCAGGCCGGGCAAACGCTGAAACCGGAGCGAAAGCGCAGCTATTACCTGCCCATCGTGCCGCGGCGCGCGGACCATTACCGCATCCGCATCGAGGGCAAGGGCGAGTGCCGCGTCTATTCGATGAATCGCGAGTATTACGCGGGCAGCGAACTCAAGAGCACGCGCGGACCACAGTAAAAATTCAAGCAGAGAGGAGAAGAAAATGGCGTATACATACGATGACTTTCAAAAGGCGGCGAGCGGCAGCAATGTGAATTTTTCGCAGTACGATCTCGACCTTGCGAAAAAGTACCCTGAGTTCGGCATGAGCGTGCTCGACCTCAAGAAGCAGTACGCGGGCGCGACGACGGCGGAGCAGCGCGCGCTCATCAACGCCAAGGCGAACCAGCTGCGCAGCAGCTACGGCAACTACACTGCCGGCGCGGATGGCAGCCAGTACGTGAGCGACGGCAAGTACGCGCCGAAGATCGACGAGACGCTCGACAAGATCGGCTCGTTCAAGCCGTTTACATACGGCGGCGCGCCGACCTACGAGAACCGCTACCAGCAGAAGCAGCAGGAGCTTTTGGACGCGGCGCTCAAGCGAGATCCGTTCTCGTGGAGCAAGGAGACGGATCCGCAGTACGGCAGCTACAAAAAGACGTATCTGCGCGAGGGCGAGCGGGCGACGGCGGACACACTGGCGAAAGCAAGCGCCGCGAGCGGCGGCCGGCCGAGCTCATTCGCCGTGAACGCGGCGACGCAGGCGGGCGACTACTACGCGACGAAGCTCTCCGACGTGATCCCAACGCTCTATCAGCAGGCATACGAGCGGTATCTCAAGGACTACCAGATGAAGCTGAGCGACCTGAACGCGGTGAACCAGCAGGAGCAGATGGACTACGCGAAGTATCTTGACCGGCTGAACCAGTTCAACACCGACAGAAACTTCGACTACAACAACTATCTCGGCGAGTACGGCCGGTTGCAGGACTACCTCGGCAATTTGCAGGGGCAGGACAACACGGAGTACAACCGCTATCTCGGCGTGCTGGACGGGATCAAGGAAAAGCAGCAGCAGGATCAGGAGCTCAGCCGGTCGCAGGTCGACGCGATGCTGCAAGCAGGCGTTTCGCCGAGCGCGGGGCTCATCGGCAAGAGCGGGTACGAGAGCGAGTACGTCAAGGCGCTCGAGAATTACTACAAGCAGCAGGCGGCGCAGGCCGCCGCGAAGACGAGCGGCAGAAGCGGCGGGACCACGAGGCGGTCCGGCGGGACGAGCGGCGGAAATACGACCGACGGCAACGAAAGCGGGCTCGACTATCAGGGCCTTTTCGAGGCGGCGAAAAAGAGCGGCAATCCCAAGAGCTGGCTCGCGCAGAAGGCAAACTATCAGAAATTCGGCTTCACCTCGTCGAGCGGGCTGTATTCGGACTATGAGACGTGGCTGGAAAACGGCGGCGTGTCGAACAGCCGTAAGACGATGGCACAGGGGCCGTTCATTGCGCTGCTGTCTGGCTTCAACACGTCGCTCAAGAACGGCGAGGGCGAGCGAATCCTTTCGACGCTCGACAAGACCTGGCCGATGATGACGAGCGAGCAGAAAGCAGAAATGCAGAAATTGCTCAAGCAGTATGGTTATTCCTACGAGGAGGGCTAAATGGGACGACTTGTTAAGACAACGCCTGCGGCACAGGAGCAGCAGGAAGAAAAGCGCACGGTGGTCGGCACCGGCGCGCACGGTCGGCTTGTAAAAACAGGGGATGTGCAGCGCACATCCCCTGCGGCGAATACGGCGAAGACGCCGACAGCGCAGAGCGTTTATCAAAAAGCACTGGACGAAGCGATGATGAAACGCGCAGCGGCGGATCAGAAAAACAAAGAGCGCGGCCGCAAGAGCTACAATCGCACACACGCGCAGGAGGTGCGCGAGATCACCGGTGACAAGACAAAAAAGAGCATTACGCCGATCATCAAGAGCGCGGCGGCGGGCTATGCGGCGGACATGGTCGGCGCGGCGGACACGCTGCTGCGCGCGCCGAGCGGACTGAACTACGCGGCGAGCCAGAAGCGCGGAGAGATCGAGGCCTCGAAAAAGAACATCGCCGCCTATACCGAAAAGCTCAAGGCGGCGAAGACCGAGGAGGAACGCCAGCAGTGGCAGGCGCTCATTGACCGCAACAAGCGCCTCATCGAGATCAACAGCAAGGCTGCGGACGAGCGAGCGAAAAACTATCGGGACGCGACGAAGGGCGCGCAGGAGAAGCTGCAAGGCACCTACCAGAAGCTGCGCAAGATCGCGTCCGACAACATGGAAAAAGCCAACGAAGGGCTTACGCCGGTCGGCAAGTACCTCAATAACGTCGGTGTGGCAGGCGCACAGATGGCCGCAGACGCGGCGCTCGGCGGCGGCAGCGCGCTCGGCCCGATGTTCCTGCGCGTATTCGGCGGAAACTCACAGGAGGCGGCGGAAGCGGCGGACAAGCCCGGCATGAGCGCGGCGGAACAGCTGGACGCACAGAACCGGGCGCTGCTGTACGGAACGGCGAGCGGCGCGGTGAGTATTGCGACGGAAAAGATCAGCAACGTCGCAGCGCCGTTCAAGAAAGCGTTCGGCGGCGGCTTCCTCGACAAGGCAATCGACGGCGCGATCGCCAAGATGAACGGGAACGCGACGGGGCGGCTCGCCCTGTCATTCCTGTCCGAGGGCGGCGAGGAGGTCATCGAGGACCTTGTGCAGCCTGCCTTGCAGACGATCTACAACGGGAAGCGTGCCGGACAGAATTACAGCGAACTTGACGCGGCGGAGATCCTGAACGACTTCCTTGTCGGCGGCGCACTCGGCCTGCTGGGCAGCGGCGTAGAGGGCATTCAGCGAAGAAGCGCACAAATCGAGACTGAGCGCGCCGCGGCGGAGACGAAGGAGGCCACGCCGTCGGCGGAAGCGATGACGCCGGAAGAGACCGCACCGACAGCACAGCAGCCGGTGCAGCAGCAGAACACCATGCCCGCACAGCCTGCGGTGACGCCTGAGAGCGTGCAGGGCACGGGTGGGGGTAATTTGACGCCCACACAGCCGAACGCCGCACAGGGCGCGGCAGAGGGCAAAGCGGACGCGCTGGACGCGGGCAAGCGCGTCAATCTTCTTGAGTACAGCAACGAGCAGAACGCGCAGAAGGTTGAAGACGGACTGAAAGACGGCACGCTGGCCGTGGACGCGAAAGAGAATATCTATCGCGTGAATGAGGATCAGCACATCGACCGGCGCGACAGCGCGAGCGTGGGCGAGCGGAGCGTGAACGCCTTCCAGTTCGACCACCCCGAGCTGCACAGCTATTACGCGGACGCGGCGGCAGTCTTGCAGGAGGAGATGAGCTTTGCCCAAAAGGGCGGCGAACTCATCCGCCGGACGAGCCGCGAGGCGGGCGACGATGAATACATCCGCACCAAGCGCGGCGTGAGCGAGCGTATCGCACGGCTGCTGGATGACGAGGGCGTGCGCTACGATGACATCGACCGCTCGCTGAGTGCGATCATCCACAACCACGGGCAGGAAAACTTCGCGGCGGCGAAGCGCGTGGAGCTGCTGCTGGACGACATGCTGACAAACGGCTATACGGATATCCACGGGCAGCACATTGCACCGAACGAAGAATACATTGCAGCAAAGAAAGCCATCCCCGGCGCAGACATGAGCGAGCGGACACACGAAGAGCTCCCGATCTACGACATGCCGGAGGGGCAGAACGGAGGAATTGACAATGCAGGACAAGAAGCACGGAACGATGCCGCGGGGGCTGAGCTTGCCGACGCTGGAGAAAGAAGCGGCGTATCTGAGCGAGGCGGACGACGGGATGCTGGTGCGCGTGCCGGAGAGCAAGGCCGACGCCTGGGCCGCGGCGGATCACAGCGCGCCGCTGAACAAAGCGGAGCAGCGATTGAAAGACAGAATCTTGCAAGAAATTTACGGCTCGAACCGGTAAGCTCCGCCGAGTTGGGCGTTCGCGCCGGAACCGACACCAAGAGCGTAACGGTGCTGCCGGAGAGCGCGTGGGACGCGAAATTGCAGGAAACAGCACAGCGCATTCAGTACGAGACAAGCAAGACGCCGGTATTCGTGCTCGGCTCGATCCCCGTGCGCGGGAGAGATCGCGTGATGCGCGTGCGAGGCGTGTGGGCGGGCGGACAGATCATCGTACAGGCCGACCACATGAGCGTGAGCCCCGAGCAGATCGCAAGCCACGAAATTTTCCACGAGTATGCGGACCAGAATCCGGGGCTCATTCAGGCGGTGGAACAGTCGATCCGCGAGAAGTACGGCGACGAGGAATTCGACGGCATCGTCGAATCGTATATCCGCAACCTGCGCGGCATCATCGACATCGACGAGAACGCGGCGGACTACGAGGTCGAGCAAGCGCTGCTGGACGTCAAGAATGAAATTCTTGCCGACGCCTATGCCGGTATCAACGCCTTCGGCGAAAAGGCCGGAAAGTATCAGGAGGATGTGCAGCAGACACTTGAGGAGCGCGGCATCGTGGACACGGGCCGCGAGACCGCGGCGGCGACGGAACGCAGGACGGGGCCGCCGGAGAGGTACAGCGTCCAACGCACACAGGGTATCCCGTATCAAGAGCAGATTGACGCATTCTACGAGGGCGATTTGAAAACCGTTGGCAGAAGCGACGATATTTATGTAACAGGCGCTGATGGCTCACCGGATGCGCTCGGGCTCGGCGGCAAGCCATTCTTCATGCTCAAGCGCAATTTGCAGAAGATCACCAGAAAAGAGGGTGCGAACAAGAACTATTCCGCCCACGGGATTGAGGAAGATATCATTCGCGACCTGCCGGATATGCTGAAAGATCCTGCAATGATTATTGTCGAGGGCGATCGCATTTCGGTCATTCCCGGGCGCACAGTCGATACAGCGCGCGAAAAAGCCGCCCCGCTCTTGATCGGGGTCAACCCGAACGGAAGCGTGGACGGCAGAAGCGCGTATGAAATTAAAACCATGTATGGCAGAGAGGGCTTTGCGGACTGGATAGGCCTGCGCGCGAAGGACAGCAAAATCATTGCCGGAAACAAAAATAAGGCCACAGCGTTACTCCGCAATGTCGGTATTAAAATTACCGAGCCGGTGGCATACGCTGCTGACCTTACAGACGCGATTCTATCACAGAGCAAGGGCGATGTCAAGTCACCGACGCTGGGCGATGAAATCCGCAGGCAGATTATGGGTACAGAGGCAGAAAGCCTTCCGGGCGAGTTTGGCTACAAGGCCGAGCGCCCGAAAGACTACCGCTTAGATGACAATGTATCAGATGACGGCGGGAACGTCAAGACGAAGATGCTGGGTGACGAGATCCGGCGGCAGATGAAAGAGAAGTTCTCTGTCGACGACCCGGAAGAGGACCTGCTTGCACAGCAGGACGAGGCCGACCGGCGCGAGCGGGAGACCAGAGAGGCCGAAGACGAAAAGCTCGCCGACCGCGCGCTGAAAGAGGATCAGAGGCGCCAGCGCCAGGAGGCGAAAGAGGAAGAGAAGCGCCAGCGCCAGCAGGAAAGCACCTATGCCAAGGCAGAGCGCAATGCCAAGCGCGAAGACGCGGGGAACCTCAAACCGGTGCGAAAGGTGACAAAGCCCACCGAGGAGAGCAAGCCCACCATCGCAAAGCGCGACCTGCAAAAAGCAATACTGGGCACTTTCTCAGTACCGACGGAGGACAGAGACGCGCTGAGAACGACCATCGACCGATACGCTGACAGCGTCATCAAGAACGGAAAGCTGACCGAGAAGGAGCGCGACGCGTTCTTCGATAAGATGTATGAATCCGGCATTATCAAAACGACGGCGGATGAAACGATGCGGTCAATGGGGCAGTACGTGGCCCACAGAAAGATATACGTCCCGGCAGAGGTCAAGGCGCTTTTTGGCCAAGACTGGAACGGCTTCCGCAAGAGAGCGTACGCGGCGGACGTTTACCTCACGAACGACAAGAGCGCTATCGGCGTGGACGCATTCAATGCTGAGCTCTCCGAGCAGCTGCCGACGGTTTTCGACAGGAACGAGACCGACGGCAAGCAGGTCCTTGAGCGCATCGTGCAGATGGCCGAAGAAGGACAGGCCGAGCGCGTGAGCCTGAGCGATTACATTGCAGAAATTGCCGGAAAGGACAGCGTCAGAGGCGAGCAGCTATACCGGGAGCTTGAGCAGAAAATGGACAATGCGCTGCAAACCTTCGCGGAAAAGGCCGACCTCGAGATCAAGCTCCGCGACCGCACGAACATGAAGCTCGCGCAGCAACGAGAACAGTTCAACCAGCGGCAGCAGGAACAGCGGGCACAGCAGAAAGAATGGGAATCAGAGGCAAAAGCGAAAAAGCAGGCCGAAAACGAGGAACGGGAGCGCAAGGCCCGCGAGCGCGATTTGATCCGCGAGGCAAAAGCACGGGAACGCCGCACCGAGGCAGCACGCCGGAGGAGGGAAAACCGCGAGCTGCGCGAGATGCAGCAGAAGACACTCAAACAACTGCAATGGCTGAGCAAGAACCGCAACCGCGCGCCGGAGGCGCTGAAAGAGAGATGGGACGACGTGCTCGGCGACATCGACATCTACGCCATCAGCGCGGCGGATGAGCTGCATTGGAGCGACAAATATAAGGCGACATGGCGCAGCCTGGGCGAGATGTACAAGAGGGCGGAGAAAGAGGACCCGAACTTCCTGCCGAGCGAAGATTTGAAGCACATCGTCGCCCGGCTCGACAACGACAAGATCGGCGACATGGACATCGACGCCCTCACCGACCTCTACAAGGCGGCGGTCGGCCTGCGAACGGAATTCTACAACCGAAACAATGTGCTGAACGACGACATGGGGCGCATGTTCCAGGAGGTCTACACGGACGCGACGCGCGAGCTGCGCAGCGCGCCGAAGGGCAAAAAAGGCAAGAGCAAGCCCGGGGAGCTCTTCGACGAGCTCATCAACGACCAACAGCTGAGCCCGATGAACGTCTTGCAGCGCATGGGTGGCTGGAATCCGAACGGCGCATTCTACTCTATGGCGAAGCAGCTGGAAAGCGGCGAGCGCGACGTTCGCGACTACACTGTAAAGGCGAACCGCCTGTTAGAAAACTTCCTGAATGAACATCAGGACTGGGTGAAAAAAGCGGACGGTCAAGGTAAAGATGCTGTCTGGTACGAGCTGGAATTGCCGGAGCTTGTGGAGTTGCGCATGGGCGACAAGCCGATCTTCGGCGAGACGGTGAAGGTCTACATGACACCCGCGCAGAAGGTGCACCTGTATCTTGAAAGTAAGAACTACGCGAATTTGCAGCACATGGTGGGCGGCAGAACGTTTGTTGACAAGGAGCTGTACAGCAAGGGCAAGCGCGCCGAGGCGCTGGCGGGCGGAAAGACGGTCAAGCTCGCGCCGGAGACGGTGAAGAAGATCGTGAGCGACCTGACGCCGGAGGAAGCGGAGCTCGCGAAGATCCTCGGGGATTATTACAACGACTTTGCGCCAAAGGCGATCAACAAGGTATCGAACACACTGCTCGGCTACGACAAGGCCGTCACAAAGGACTACGCGCCGATCTTTTCCAACCAGAATTACACGAAGAGCGAATTCGGCAAGTTTGATGTGACGGCGGAAGGCGTCGGCCACTTGAAACCGCGCGAATACTCTAAGAATCCGAGCTACAACATCAGCGCTTTTGACGCCTTCGAGCGGCACGTCGACCAGACGGCGCGCTATACCGGTATGGCGATCCCGACGCGCAACATGAACACGCTGATGAACTGGGGCGGGATCGACAGTAGCATGAAGAACACCATCGCTCACGAGTGGGGCGATGCGGCGAACAAGTACATCACGGACCTTGTGACGGACATGCAGGGCGGCAAGGCTGAGAATAAGGCTTGGACGGACAAGCTGACGGACAAGGCGTTCAGCAACTACATTTCCGCTGTATTCGGCTTCAATCCGAGCATCGTGCTCAAGCAGCTGGGCAGCATCCCGATGGGCAGCGCCTACCTCGGCGCGAAGAATTTTCCGTCGGTCAAGCAGATCCGCAGCATCGACACAGACCTCATCAGCAAGTACACGCAAGAACTGCAATGGCGCACGATGGGCTATTCGATGCCGGAGACCAAGCAGCTAAAGGACAATCCCAACTGGACCGAGACGAACAGATTTACGAACTTCGCATTTGGCGGCGGCGCAATCACCGCCATGGATGGCTGGGCCGCGTCCGTGCTGTGGCCGCAGGCCGAGAACAAGGTGCGCCGCGAGCACCCAAACCTGGAAGTCGGAACGAAAGAGCAAATCGACACCGGCGAAAGCCCGTTCTATCAGGAGGTCGCCAGGGAATTTAACGATGCCGTGGCGCGCAGTCAGTCTACCTCTGACATCATCCACCAGGGCACGCTGCGCAGGAGTAAGAGCGCCATCGCGAGAGCCTTCACGCTGTTCAAGTCCGATTCGTCGCAGACGTACAACGCCATCCGGCAGAAATACGGCGAGCTGCAATTCTACAAGAACAGCGGCGCGAACGAGGAGACGGTCAAGAAGGCAAAGAAGAGCCTCGGCGAGGCTGTGACAGCGGCAATCGTCAATGCCGTGTGGAGCCAGACGGTGACGTTTATGATCGCGGCGCTGAAAAACGGCGCAAAGCGCTACCGCGACGATGATGACGAGCTGACGATCGAAAGCGTACTCAAGAAGTACGGCACGGGCCTTGTCGGGGACCTTGCGGGCGTGATGGCAGGCGGCGAGGAGCTGGCTGACATCTTCGGCAATATGCTCTCCGGCGATCAATGGTACCGCATCGAGACGCCGGGGCTTGAGCAGCTGGACGATTTGATTGAGGGAATCATTAAACGCGGCGGGTCACTCAAAAAACATGGCGACGAGATGATCGACATCCTGAAAAACGGCGGAGACCTTGGTGAATACATGCGCCGTGAAGGGAATGACCTTGTCGGCTGGCTCAAGGACGTTGCGAAAGATATCGCGACATACGGCTACGGAATCCCGGCAAACAATGTGGAAGCGTACCTGCTGGGTCTTGTGCGGTCGATCTCGCCGGAGGCGGCGGCCGCCTACGAGGACGCGGCGGCGCGCGTGGAGAAAAGCGACCTGTCACACACGCACGGGCGCACGCTCAAGGCGAAGACGCGCGACCTGCTGAAAGACCGGACCGGCGGCGGCGAAAGGGCGACGGCGGACGCTGTGGCGAGCCTGTACGACGACGGCTATACCGGCGCGCTGCCGAGCGCAACGCCGAACTCAGTGACGATCGACGGCGAGACGCATAAGCTGAGCGCCTATCAGACGCAGGTATATGAGAAAGCGTGGCGCAAGGCCGTCGGTGGGGCGCTGGACGAAATGGTGACGCTGAACGCCTTCCGCAACGCCAGCAAAGAGACGCAGGAGAAGATGCTGAACAAGCTCTACACCTACGCCGGAGACGTAGCAAAGGCGGCGGCATTCAGCGAGTACGAGCCGAAGAAGTCCACGCAGCAGATCAGCGAATCGGCAAAGCACGGACTGACCGTCGCAGTGCAGATCGTGAGCGAGCTTGCGGACGAGGATGCGCCGAAGGGCCTGAGCCTGCCGACGCCATGAGGGAAAGAACAGAGAAGGGCGGGACCGTGAGGCCTCGCCCTTTTGTCCGAAAACGGCTACAACTGGCCGTAACTGGCCGTAACTGGCAACAACTGGCAAAAGAAATGTTCGCAAAATGTTGACTTTTTGAAACAATCGCATATAATAACAGTACAGAGTGGGACCCATGGTCGACGCTCTGCTGACAAGAACAATACCCGGTCGCCAGTTCTTGCCGCCCCCAAAGAGGAAAACCTCTGCCTTAAGTGAGGAGCTAAAAAAGAGGAGAACCCCTACCTTGAGTGGGGAGCCAAAAAAGAGGAGAGCCTCTGCCTTAAGTGAGGAGCTAAAAAGCGGGTCAACGCAAGTTGCCCCGCTTTTTTACAGAAAGAGATTGCCATGGAAAAGCTGAGAATATATAGAATCAGAGACGGATTTATCGAATTTCTGCACGAAAAGGACCACCGCGTGCAGTTTAATAAAAGGGAACGCCGCCCCTACATCGGCGTTGTTCTGGAAATCAACGGGCACAAATACTTCGTCCCGATGGAATCGCCGAAGCCGAACCACGAAAAGCTGAAAAGCAATGTACATATTATGCGCATTGACGGCGGGAAATATGGCATTCTCGGATTCAACAATATGGTTCCGGCGAAAGATTTTTTCCTCGTCCCGTTCGATATCGAAAAAGAGCCAGACGAGCGCTACAAGAACCTGCTGCGGAATCAACTGGAATTCTGCAACGACCACAAAGAGGACGTATACCGACACGCGAGAAAGACATACGACGGCGCAACAGGCGGGCGCAATCCATTTCTCACAAGGGGGTGCTGAGACTTCAAATTGCTCGCACGGGAATATGTAAAA